CCGCACAAGGTGGAACCCCCGCTGTAAAAGAGCTTCGAAAGTTTTTAAAGGAATTTGCTGGTGGAACAGTAGCGGTAGCTTCTGATCCGGGGGTCTTTACTACGACATATAGTGGTTCAAAAGGCAAAAAGGATAAGAAAAAACCTAAAAGTGGTCCACAGAAATTGGATAATTTTCTACAAGGCAAAACGAAGATCAAGAATCTTATTAAAGAAGAAGGGTCCGTTGAGGAGTTTGCAATCGACATCATAAAATCTGCTTCGACTATTCTTATGGACAATAGAAAGGGTGAGGTAGAAGGTAAAACCTTTAAAGGGGAGCCTCGTAGCTCAACTGTAGCAGGGTATATTCCCCCAGCCGATACAACTGAGGATCAGAAAAATAATACCCCTCATCGCCCCGGAATAGCAACGGATGTTAAAAAGTCACAGTTGACATTATTTGATTTAATTCAGGCTGAACTAGAAGAGGATTCACCAGAAAGCATTGAACTAGATAATCTGTTGGATAAATACTACGACGAGAAAGAAAGCGATAATGCCGATCCGACAGAAGAATAATAAATGGTACTGGGGTGGTAAGGGGCCATTTGATTCTCGTAAAAAGGCAGAGCAGGTAGCGCAAGCCGCCCATTCTTCAGGTTACGTGTCTAAAAGTGACACCCGTTTGGAAAAAGCCTTGACAAGCATAAGTGAACTGGTAAACTTAAGTAAAGGTAGGCAAGGAACCGTACCTTTGAATA